CTTGACGAAACGCCAAGTTGACCACCAGACTCAATTAGACCACGAGCGATGTTGCCCATTGGTGTTTCAGTCAGTTTCGCTTTACCTATCCAGTTATCGCCGTCACGACGAAGTTCTGTTACGATATGCGATACACGATCCAGATTAATCGACGGCCCATCTGGGTGTCCTAGTTCACCGAATGCTCTGTTGTTTTCAACTGCTTCTTTCATGTAACGAGAAATCTCTTTCTCCATGATTTCAGCCGGATACATACGTCCATTGCGGTTCTTTAGATTTGATTGTAGAAAGACACCCTCAATGTATAAAGATTTCTTTCCAGCTTTCTCTTCTGTGATATAACGAACTTGGTCGTTGACTTCGGTAATAAGTTTCATTAGCCTAGGTCTCCTTGATTTTGATGTTGTTGTGAGCCATAACCGGAAACCTTAGCAAGTTCTAGAACTACTGCGCCAGTTCCTGACGAAAAATCTACAACAATATCTGATCCGTTTTCTTCGTTATCTGACCATCCCATAAATTCCATCTTGCCTGAACCGGAAAGATAATATAGAACTTCGCTGTCTCTAGTAATAGTAGCAGTAGAACCTACTGACAACGCCCAGTGAAGTGTGCGAATATTCACCAGGGGTGAAGACTGTGTTTCAGATGACTTCTTTAGGTCGGTAGCAAGGGCAATAGTGGCGTTCCCAGTCCCGCGCACTTTGACCACGCCGTGAACTTGTGTTAACTTTAGTACCGTTTTCGTTGCCATTTACTATTCCCTTTACTTATTTCTTCTTAGCGCGAAGAAGTTTAAAATCGTGCCCGTCAACTTTACCATTCTTATTGGCGTCAATCTTATGTTGGTCGCCCTTTAGTTCTTCTTTAACGCCGCGTTCATCTTTAACAACGGTAGCATTAGAACCGCCACGCATATTAGAGGCGCTTGCCCGCTTGTCAGCCGATTCTTTATCTTGATGATAACTGATTGATTGACCATTACGCATTACGTGATAACCTTCGTCGGTCTGTTCAACTTCTTCGTTGGACAACTTAGCTGCAATCGCCATCTGGCGGCGCTTTTCGTCCGACTTGCCTTTGAATTGAGGAGCATCGGAGTCCTGGAAGTCCTTGATGACATCACCCATCTTGGCTTTCGCCATGTTGATGCGCTCTTGAAGTTGCTTATAGGTCGTCATCGGTGTCCTCTATTTCTTCTAAATCGCCATGGTCATTTTCGTCGGTGATTTCATAGTGGTCGAAATCTTCAACATCATTATCTTCTGGCGTGTCGTTATAAATTCCGGCTGCCATATCTTGTCGCATTTGATCTAAATGTTCGCCTGCTTTAAGGTCCATAATATCATTAAAAACTTGTTCGGCATCTGCAAAAGTGCCGCTTTCAATGTTATTTATTAAGTCACTAATGTTACTGTTGTCCATCATCTTGTCCTTGATTTTGTTGTTGAATCGCCGCTGGCGGTTCGCCTTCTAGTGGTGAATAGTCGGGCGGCGAAACTTCAGGAGGACTTGCATCATTTTGCTTCTTAATCGCTTCAATTTCGTCGTCTGACAATTTGAGAATATTTTCTTGAACGTATTCTTTACTATACATTGTGCCGATAAACGGTGCAACACCTTGAAGAATTTCAACTCTAGATTGTAGAATTTGCTGTTCTTTGGATTCTGTATAGAAAGCATCTGTTGCAAAAACATACTTGATATCATACTTCATCTTTTCCCAATCGGCCTCAGTAATGATACCCTTGAGAATAAGTTGTGTCTTTAGTAGATCATCAAATAGAAGTGTGAAACGGCGGCGCAGTTTAGAAATAAACTTCGTAAACTTCCATTCGTCTCTATTGATTTCAGCGGCACGACCAAAGTTTAGACCGGTCTGTTGTTCCAGTCTTGACATAGGAACGTTCAACGCTTGATATAGTTTGCGCTGGAAGTATTCGATGTCTCCCATTTCGCCTAGACCCTGACCACCTGGTAGAGTTTCAATCTGTGTGCCTCTACCACCTTCGCGGCGCGGCAACCAGAAATCTTCAAGCATTGACATAAACTTTTTATCGTCACGGATTTCGCCAGTCTGAGAATCGTAAACAACTTTGTTACGATACTGGTTCATGATACCCTTGAGATACTGTTCGGCTTTAATCTTTGGAAGATTACCAACGTCAACGTAGAATACACGGCGCTCCGGCGCTCTAGTGATACGATAGATGACTGCGGCATTTTCCATCATACGCAACTGATTTGCTGGGCGAATAGCCTTGTGCAAATAAGAAAGTGGCATGTTTCTGTCCATGTCCTTCAAGCCAGAAGGAACAAAGCAGATAGAATCTTTTTCGATGCGCATGGTGGCACCGGCTGTTGAAGTGAGTGATGCAGCTGGAGTGAATGTCTTGTTTGGAACTAGACCACGTTCATTGTAGATAAAATATTCTTTAATATCTTTAATGAACTCTACGCCCGTTTTTGTATCCTTTTCTTTAAGGATCTCTCTCATCTTCTTAATTTTTCTCGGGTCAATATAACGAATGTCCGTTAGACCCTTCTTTAGATTGGCAGTATCAACAACCTTATGGAAGAATAGTCTGCCATCAATATACCAATGTCTAAAGTAATCTTGCGCTCTTAGATTGAAGTCCAACATATTGAGAAGTGTTTGGAATTCCTCTTGCACCATTTTTTTAATATTCTTTGACAAATCTACTTCGTCAAGATCAAGTTTTACTGGTGCTTCGTCGTCAAGATTTGCAATTGAATCATTTACGATATCATCGATAGCAGTATCAATATCTGCCATCATAGAAATATCACGATACTTACGAATTAATTCTATTTCATTATTTGCGGTACCATCGATATCGATGTATGTACCATAGTAGCCACCGGCTCTGATAGTTTCTACGCCACCATCGTCCGTTGGCGCCACAAATGATTTCTCAGTTTGTGGCGCCGTAGACTTTTCAATTTTATAACCAAAAATCTGCATTAAATTATCCTAGTTGGATTGAATTATGCAGTCAGATAATGTGAGTAGTTAAAGGTTACTGTGAACTCTTCAATTACGTCATTCTGACCATACTGTAAACCAATTTCCGACATGTTAATCGGGAAAGCATTATAAAGAACATAAGTCATAAGTGGGTCGTCATTACGATCAAGATGTTCAACTGACATATCGACCTGATAGTCGATTGGATTTAGAATACCAGTGTTGGCTTCTAAATCGTTCATGCCATTCATCCACTCTTCGAATGGGCGACGAAGCGACATATTAGTATCATTGACAACTGTGATTGTGAACGGATCAAAGATGCGCTCACCTGCCAACTTAACTTCGCGGCCGCGATATTGAATGATTGTTGGGTTTACTGTTGACGCAGGAAGTGCCGCACCAGTAACCAGTAGCGAGTATTCTGTATCAGGCACCGAAGAAACGTAGCCTGGGAATGTTAGAATAACACGGAATTGGTTTGGTCTTGCACCACCAGCCCCTAGTAACCCCTTAAACTTTGAAATATCCATTTATAAATCTCCTATTTCTATTTAGTCGGGTTATTAGGCGCCAACTTCTGTGAACGATACTGAGGTACGAACCGCAACAAAGTTCAGGTAGATGAAGTTGATCGAACGTGCTGGCTTGATGTAGATATCAGCAACGAATTCGTTGCGGTCGATAACTTCGCCAGTGTTGTTTGTTTCATCGCAAACAACACGGAAGTCATAGATGCCACGACGGCCGCGAACGTCACGTAGGAATGGTTCAACCATCGAACGGAACTGTGCGCGACTAAAGACATCGTTGAACTCAAAGAGTTGATACTTAGCCGCAGTTGCGATAGCCTTTTCAAGAACAATGAATAGACGGCGAACGTTGATACGGTCGAATGCGCTTGGCTTAGCAAGAAGTGTCTTATCACCATACAGTAGAGTGCCTTCACCTGGGAAGGTAGCTACTGGGTTAACACCATTCTTGTAAAGTGTGTCGCGTTCTGTCTGATTTGGAGACCAAACTAACTTAACAACATTCTTGAGTTGACCGCGATTGAAGCCAGCAGGTGACCACCATGCATCGTTTGTTTGATCTGTGCGGGCGCATAGACCAGCAGTATCAGCGTTCAAAGGAACATTGATGTATGCATCATTATAGCGATCATATTGGCGCTTCCAACCGGAGTCCATAACGGCGTATGAAGTGTTGCGATTGATATCTTCTTGGCGATATTCAACGACATCGGCAGCTTCATTACCAGCATTGTTGTATACAGATGCAAGAGGTGGCGAAAGGAATACAACGCAATCTAGGCGAGCCAATGCAATGTTATCGATTGCGTGTTGAACTACGCTTGCGGCGTGACCCCCAGTTAGAACGAGTGAAATATCGACAATCTCTTTGTTTGCAAACAGGCTATATGCATCTTGCAGGTCGCCGGTTGACGGAGTATCAAGGGCACCACCATCTAAATCCATGACTAGAGGGTCTTGGCCAGTTGCTTGACCGTCCGCTTCTGTGCCATCGAATGCAGTTGAGGCAGGCGCACCCCAGTTTCTACCTTCTGGGTGATCCATCCACCAGACATACTGTGATTGCTGGTTTAGAACTTCTTTGTAGTAGTTGTTTGTACCATCTGCCAGCTTGTTACCAAGTTGCTTAGAAGCAAAAGCAAATCTTTCAACTACTGTACCGTTTGCACCCGAAAAACGACCAGCTGTATCGACAACTACAATGTGTAGTTCGTCATTTGAACAGCCAACAGCCGCAGCCTGCGCACTTGTGCCTGGTGCAGCATCAAAGTATGAAGCATACTCCCAGCCTGCAAACGAAGTTGCGTCGGCATATTGAACTTCGAGGCTGTTGCCGTATATACCAGGATATTTAGCAGCTACTTCACCATGGTCATTTGTGCTGCCTGATGCATAAACTGCTTCATAAACATCTTGATTTGGAATAAATACGCCAGTACCTTCTGCGGTAGCATTTAATGCGTCTTCGCCCGCTGCACGAACAAGCTGCAGGTTGTTGCCATATGCCAAGAAGTTGGCGGCAGTGAACCAGTCGGTGCTGTCTAGTGGTAGACCAAAATACTTGCGTAGTTCATTTTCTGAACCTACGGTAAAAATTTCTGATACTGGGCCCCAGTTGAAGTTACCTACAAACGCACCTGCCGAAGTCGATACGGCAGGAATAACGTTTGTTAAATCCTTTTCTGCTACTAGGACACCTGGCGATAATTGAAAAGCCATATTCTTCTCCTCGTTGTAAACTTGACAATATTAACTTGTCTTTTTATGTTTTTATTTATAAAAATGTGAAAGTTACAGTAACCAACCTGAGCGGCGAGGTTCATCATCATCTTGGGACACTGTCCATAAATCACCATTTGATACGAAATAGTCTTCTTGGTGTCCATTGCTTATTGTCCCAAATGGAGTTAGTTCA